AATGGCATCAAAAATACAACTACGCAGAGGAACAGCAGCAGAATGGACTAGTGCCAATCCCATACTTTCACAAGGTGAATTTGGCTACGAGACTGATACTGGCAAGTTTAAGATTGGTAATAATTCCAGTAATTGGGCTACTTTACCCTATGTAGCAGTACAGGGCGTACAAGGTATAACAGGTAATCAAGGCATTCAGGGTATACAAGGCGAACAAGGAATACAAGGAATTCAGGGCATCACTGGTGAACAAGGAATACAAGGTATTCAAAGTTTACAGGGTATACAGGGTATTCAAGGTGCTGATGGAGCAACACCATCAATTACTGTGCCTGGACCATATGCCGATGATGCTACAGCAGCAGCAGATGGTGTGGCTGTAGGTAGTATGTATTATCAAACTAGTGGTGCAGTTTATGTAAGGTTAACATAATGCCAACCATAACACTACAATCAATTAACCTAGGCAACTATGCTAATGATGGCACAGGTGATGACCTACGCACAGCATTTGCCAAGGTAATTAATAATTTTAACGCTTTAAAAGATGCTATACCCAGTAGTCTAGCAGAAGATGCTAATCCAACATTAGGTGGTAATTTAAATCTGAATGGAAAAAGTTTATTCAGCAATAATGATGTAAACTTGAACATTCCCAGTAATAAAAAATTCAAAGTTACTGGTGCTGTAGAAGCCAATAGTTTTATAGGTCAAATCAGTGACATTACTAATCATAGTTTGGATGACCTAAGTGACGTAGTAATTACTAGTCCTACTAGTGGTCAAAGTTTAGTCTATGATGGAGACAAATGGGTACCAGGTGCTGTTAGCGCAACATTCACATCCGTCGATGGTGGTGCTGCTTCAACGATATATATTGTTGAGCCAGGATCAGTTATCGACGGAGGATTTGCTTGAAAGTAGCAGTTATTACAGGATTATCAGGACTAAAATCAGAATTACAAGATCCCAGTAATGGTGGTTTTGAAGGTGTTGACTACTACGCTTTCACGGATCAACCATACAATGTAAACGTATGGTGCATGAGACCATTAATTAATTTCAGTAAAGATCCTATATACGCAGCCAGACGCAATGCCAAACTACCAAAAATCCTAGGATTTTTAATGGTTCCAGGTTATGATTATTATATTTGGCATGACCATTATTGTGAAGTACAGACTGATCCAAGAATAATTGTAGAAGAACATCTTAAAGATGGTGACATGGGTGTGTTTAAACATGCTCGTAGAGATTGTGTTTACGAAGAATTACACATTGTAGCATTAAGTAGATTTGAAACAGTAGAATGTATGAACGCTACACATGATGTTTTAAGAAAATGTAAGTGGCCCGAACGCTCTGGTTTATACGAAATGACCAGTTTTATCTATAGAAATACCCCTAAAGTACAGGCTGCTTTGATGAATTGGTGGGATATTATTGTGCAAAGTAGTAGCAGAGATCAACTCAGTTTTCCTTTAGCAGCAGGGATGAATGATCTTAAACTAAGTATATTACCAGGTTCTGCACTGCCTTATGGGGGCGGTAATCCTTTTATGCCGCAGGTAAGAGAAAAATATGAGGGCGATCCTCACTGGGTACAATGGGGTCGAGATCCTAACGCCAAGTAGAAATACTGTACAAAACCTATAAATATATTATAGGGGATCTAGATGTTAGAAGTATGGAGCGAAAATAGCGGGTATAATATTGGAGTCTTTGAAGAAGGCTTGACAACTACTATACCGTTACCTTTATTAAATCAGGATATTACAGACTTAGATATAAAAATTATATCTGGAAAAATACCACCTGGCTTAAGGATTAAAGGTTCCAATATTATAGGGACTCCAGTTGAAGTTGAAAGACTAACCATCTTTGAATTCGTAATAAGAGCAACTAAATTAAGCACTGAACAAATATCAGATAGAACATATTCAATAACTATCGAAGGGGCAGACCAACCAGAGATAATAGATAAGGAAGATTTACTACCCATAGGTCCAAATGAAACATTTTTCATATTAGACTCAAGTCCTGTAGATTTTCAACTTAGTGCCATAGATTATGATACTGCTGCTGGACAAAAACTTAATTTTTTTATTAACGATACCGAAGGCGAATTGCCTCCTGGACTCAGCATGGACCGTGAAGGTCGTATTACTGGGTTCATACAACCTTTATTAGCAGTACCCATCGTTGATAGAGACGGAGGGTTTGATAACCAAAATTTTGATACATATGCATTTGATTTTGGTGTAAGACCTGATAACGGTTTTGATAGTTTTAAATTTGATAGCATAAGTTTTGACTACAGTGCTCCATACAGGGGTCCTAGAAAATTAAACAGAAATTACGAATTCATACTTACAGTAACCGATGGCGATACGTATGTGCGAAGACGATTTAGAATTTACGTAGTTGGCGAGGATTATCTTAGAGCAGACAATACTATAATGAAGGTAGGCACTAATGCCTACCTAGCCAGTAGTAGCAGTTTAAGAACCCCAATATGGCGAACACCACCTAACTTAGGTGTCATAAGAGCCAATAATTTTCATGTGCTTAAATTAGACTTATATGATGTAATAGATTTTAACGCTGTACAATATCATCTAGAAGAAACAAATCCTGATAATAGCATAAGCCAATTACCATCCGGAATGAAACTTGATATAACTACCGGTGAAGTTTTTGGATTATTACCTTATCAATCTACTATTTTTAAAAATTATAATTTTACCATAACTGCTACTAGGTTTGGCAATGATTACGAAACTGCAAGTAGTAGTCGAACTTTTAGTGTAAAAGTATTAGGTGCATTAGACAGCAATATATCTTGGGAAACTGATAGTTATCTTGGAAGTATTGGCGCTAATTTCATTAGTAATCTAAAAATTACTGCTACAAGCACATTACCTAATCCTATTATTCAATATCAAATTTTAGACGGAAATTTACCGCCTGGGCTAGTATTAGAACCTACTGGGGAAATTACTGGAAAAATAAGACAATATAGTCAAAATCAAGAAGAAGGACTAACAACATTTTATGATACAGACCCAATAACCAATCAACAATTTTTAAATCAAACATTTGATGGTGGTGATACTAGGTTTGATCGTGTATATAAGTTTATAGTGAGAGCCAGAGATCAAGCAAGTTATAGTAGTATTGATAGAGAATTCACTTTAGATATCGATACACCAAATGATAGGTTATACAGTAATATATATGTTACGACTTATATGATTCCAGAAAAACGTAAACTTTTTAAAAATTTGGTGAATAATGAACAAGTTTTTCCTGAAACACATATCTATAGATTCAATGATTCAAATTTTGGTATTAGAAAAGATTTAAGAGTTTTGATATATGCAGGTATTGAAACTAAAGATGCAGGCGAATACATCAGTATGATTGGACTAAACCATAAGAAGAAAAGATTTAGGTTTGGAGATATAAAAATCGCCAAGGCTAGAAACGAAGGTAGTAACCAAGTCATATACGAAGTTATCTATATAGAAATGATAGATAGTATGGATTTTGATGATCGTCATTTACCATTAGTCAGTAAAAACTCACCAAATGCTAGCATATCATTAACTACTGACCTAAGTAATTATATATGGAACTCTCAGGATAAAAACCTATACACTAGTAGAAAAGAGCCCTATCTTCCAAGACCTTTTGAAAATGTCACCATTGATAGAACAAATATTAATGCCAGTGACCCTAAACAAAAAAATAGATATCCTAATACGTTTTATAATTGGCGTCAAAGAATTAGATTTCATAAAGATATAAACGGTATAGAATTACTTTCAGAACAACAATTTTTGCCGTTGTGGATGCGTAGTTTCCAAGATGACAGGAGGGAATTAGGATTTAAATTAGCCTTACCATTATGCTATTGTAAACCTAATATGTCTAATGATATATTTTTAAATATTAAAAATTATCTTAGCGTTAATAATTTTGATCTTAAAATTTTAGATTATACCGTAGATAGGTATATTATAGACAGTGTGAATCAATATGGCAACGATAAATATCTGGTATTTAAAAATCACGAGGCCACAGTATGAGCAATATTACAACCACAAATATTGATGAAACATTTCCAGTCCAAGGACAAGATAACAATAGTCAAGGTTTCAGAACTAATTTCAGTGCTATAAAAAATGCACTTATTGTAGCTAAAAGTGAAATAACTGAACTAGAAAATATTACTGTTAAAAATAATACAACAACTAATTTTAATAGCAATAAATTAGAAAATATAGTTTTTAACAATATTAGTGAATTATATAAAAATAAAGGAATACCAGAAGATCAACAAATTGAAATAGATACTAGAGATGCTAAAGCATTTAAAGTAAAATGTATAGGAAATACTACCATACGTCTTAGAAACTGGCCTACAAATCAACCATCCTTGGCTAAACTACATAAAATACTTCTGCATATTCAATTTGAACTCAACGAGAACGATCCTAATTTAACTAATTATAAAATTAACTTTAGTACAGATTTAGGTGGACAAATTAAATCGTTCAAATATAATAATCAAGGAGCTTGGCAATATGAACTCTTATCTGGAGGTTGGTATCTAAGGCCTTGGAAGGACGACACTATATCTAATAATTTTAATAATTATGAACATGTATTTGAAGTATGGACGTATAATACTGGGTTAACTGTTTTTATTAATTATATAGGAAGTTTTGTATAATGATGAATCCATTTGTCAATTTTACTGAAATGAATGATAATGAACTGGCTTCTAAGATCCACGATCTAACTAATAAGTATTTCATGACTCATAACGCTGATTTAAAATATCAAATATCTACAGTTTTAGAAATGTATAAACAAGAATTAAACGAACGCAGAATAAAAACATACAACGAGCAATTTATTAAACAAAAAAATCTTGACAATTTAATAAAAGTAAACTAATATGCATGTATGAGAACAGATAAATTTGGCAACATAGTTTATAATGAAACTGATTTATTAGAATTAGTTTATCAAAATAAAACTAATATGATCGAACAAGTGATATGTGAACCAAATTTACACATAAAAGGGTTTAATCTTAAAAGTTTCAATGAAAATCTTTACGAAATGAGTATTAAAGATTTCGATCATATATGTCAAAATGAGTGGCTTATACCCGAAGAATATAGAGAATTTGATATAGTTACTTGGTTGTTTAACCAAATACCTCCTTGGGATGATGGTAATGACAGACTATTCGAAGAACTTAAAGAATTTGAATCACGTAATATGATTCCATTATTACGTTGGTTAAAATATTTTGTAGATACTTGTAGAAAAAACGATGTCGTATGGGGAGTGGGAAGAGGTAGTAGTGTATCAAGCTATGTACTTTATTTGATTGGCGTTCATAAAATCGACCCTCTTAAATACAATTTAGACTGGAAAGATTTTTTAAGATAAGTATTATTCTAGGAGAATTATTATGGCCGAAAGAAAAATTTATAAAAGTATGCAAGGAAAAATTGTGGATATGGAAAAACTCCGCAATGTAAATGAAACTAGTTTGGCTGTTGGTAACGCCAAAGTAAATGCACGTGGTGATGAAATCGGGCCAGGTGGAAAAATTGTTCGCAAACGTGAAGATGTTCAAGACGATTACTACAAAGGAAAACAATAGAGGTTTATATGCTTAAAGGAAAAGTGACACCAATTCGTGATAATGTTCTAGTCTCAGATATGGATTTTGATACTAGAACAACTAAAGGTGGTATATTTTTATTAAACGATGACGGAAAAACTGAAGGTATTCGCCCACGTTGGGGAAGAGTGTGGGCTGTTGGGGATGAACAAAAACATTTAAAAGTAGGTGAATGGGTCTTAGTTGAACACGGTCGTTGGACTAGAGGAATTACTGTAGAATCCGATGATGGTCATGAATCCATTATTCGTCGCATTGATAACGATTGTATCTTGGCTGTAGCCGATGAAAGACCAAGTGAATTCTAAATGACTAACCCTTTTCAAGATCAAACTAAATTTATGACGGCCTGTGACCAAACTGTGTGCGAAATCAATGCCACACAGTTTTCACTTTATAAAAACCTAATTGAAGAAGAAGTTCAAGAATTACGAGATGCCAAGGATCAAACAGAACAACTTGATGCACTAGTTGATATTTTAGTTGTTACAATTGGTGCCATCAATTCTATGGGAGCCGATGGTGAAGGTGCTTGGAAAGAGGTTATGCGAACCAACTTTGCCAAAATCGATGAGCATACAGGTAAAGTTCGTAAACGTGAAGATGGCAAAGTTCTAAAACCAGAAGGTTGGCAACCACCCGATCTTAAACCATTTTTACATAAATGAAATGCGATATCTGTAGAAAAGAATATAGCCCTGCCTGTGATTATAGGCAGGGACGTTGCCCACATCATCCAAGTTTCCTTGACATTCATCACTTAAGATTTTATAATCTATTCAACGCTATTAAAAACTTTTTCAAGAGGTAAAAATGAAAGAACTATGGGTAGAAAAATACAGGCCTAAAACTCTGGATGGATATGTTTTTAGGGATCAACAACAAGAAGAACAAATTCGAAGTTGGGTTAGAGATCAAAGTATACCGAATTTACTGTTCAGTGGTAGGGCAGGAATTGGTAAAACTACTTTGGCTAAGATATTAATCAATGAGTTAAACATCCATAGTTTTGATCTATTAGAAATTAATGCTAGTAGAGAACGTGGTATTAACGAAGTTAGAGATAAGATTACTACATTTGTACAATTAGTTCCTTGTGGGCTTCTTCGTGTAGTGCTATTAGATGAAGCGGATTACCTTACTCCAGAAGCACAAGCATCCCTACGTGGTCTAATGGAGGAATGTCATAGAACTGCTAGATTCATATTAACTTGTAATTACCCTAGTAAAATTATACCTGCACTTCATAGTCGTTGCCAAGGATTTCATTTTCCTTCAATTGATCAAACAGAATTTACAGCGAGAGCAGCAACTGTCTTAGTTGAAGAAAATATTGAATTTGATCTTAATGTATTAGACACTATTACTCAAATGACTTTCCCAGATTTAAGGAAATGTATTAATGTCATGCAAATGAATAGTGTCGACGGTGTTTTGACTGAACCTAATAAAAGTGACTCAACAGATACCGAAGATTATAAAATTGAAATGGTGAATTTGTTCAAACAAGGCAAAGTTACTGAAGCAAGAAAATTAATATGTAGTCAAGCAATCCCTGAAGAAATGGACGGAATTTTTCGTTGGCTCTATGATAATGTAAGTTTATTTGGTGACGAATCTAATCAAGAAAATGCTATACTAATAATTAAGCAAGGCTTAGTAGATAATGCATTGGTTAGTGATCCAGAAATTAACCTTGCTGCTACAATGATTAGATTAAGTAGATTGCATGGATAAGCCAAATAGTGCTAAGGGTCGAACAAGTTACGATTCTACAGCAGGCGGAGGACTGATTAACTTCTTTAATAAGAATGTTACTCCCTATCCTACAGATATAGGTGCTCCAAAGTTTGATCTAATTCCTATTGAAAAACAAAAAGATCTAATGGTCAATGTAGCACGTCTACATGCTCAACAAGAATATCAACGTATTATGGATCTTGTAGCAGTGCTACAAAAGCAGGCGGATCAAATCAAACGTAGGCTAGAAGTTACTGATGCTGTACACGCAGCCAAATATCAGTTTCAGATTTTTCATGGGAAAACATATTGGCTCTTGTATGATACTAAGGATCAATGTACAAGATTGAGTATGCATGGACCCGATGATTGGGCCACAGCATCACCTAAAGAGTACGAGTATATAACTCGTGTTAAATGGCTGGGCGACTACAGTTGGATAGAAGTAGACGCCCAAGGCGAGCCAGTTAATTAATCACCGTATATTGATAACACCTCCTTCACGGCTTGATGGCGTTCGATATCTTTGGCTTCAAATCTAACGATATCGATATGCTCTGTTCGTTTATGTTTCCCGAGTAGGTTGCAAAATTCGACCAACCCATTGTCCTCAAGTCTATCTGCTTGTGCCAGATCACCTGTGACTACCATGCGGCTTTGGTCTCCTAATCTTGTCAGTAGCATTTTCATTTGATTTGCTGTAGCATTCTGCATCTCATCGGCTATGATCCAGGCACGTTTAAATGTGCGCCCTCTCATATAGGCCAAAGGGCTGATCTCAATCACACCCTCACTTAACATTTCTACAATATCTCTTTGACTATAATATTCTCCTAAAACGTCAAATATAGGCTTGGTCCATGGCTCCATCTTTTGGTTTAATGTGCCTGGCAAAAATCCTAAGTCTTCATCTACACTCACGGCGGGTCTTGTTACTATGAGTTTATCTACTTTGCCCTCTTGAAAAAACTTGATCCCTGCTTGAACTGCCAGTAAGGTCTTACCTGTACCTGCTGGACCTATAGCAAATAGTATACTATTTTCTTCATTTTGAAGTTTTTGTATATATGATTTTTGGGTTTCATTTCGAGGATACAAGTGTACCCTACAGTTTTTTTGGGGAATAAATGTGGCGAAATCTATCACATTCACATTTGAGGTAAAGCGTTTTTTCACTCTTTTGCTCATCCAGTAACTCCTACTTAGAAAAGTAGGACTTGTAGTACCGCCCGATATCTACAGAGGTCCTACAATTTTATTTAATCTTCTACGAAATAAACCAAAGGTTATAAGTGATTTCGCTGGCGATAAATAATACTAGTAATTACGAGCCCACTATGAAAGACATTTTAGACGTTATTCGCAATGTAGATACTATCTATAACAATAATAGCAGCCTAGCTGTGTTGAAAGACTTTGAGCGTGTCCTCGACGAAATGGACATTTATGTATATAAAAACTGGTTAGATGGTGAACTACTCAGTGGACCCAAGATTGATCGTCATTGGGTACGTGCCGAATTCATGTGGCCCAAAGAACGTATGCCTGATCCAGATGGTGCTAAACGTCTTATGGAAATAGGCTGTCGTGTAAAATTTATGCGAGATGAAATCGTAGAACCACGTAAAATACGTAGCCCTGATGACTTTAGGCCAGGTACTAAAAAAGGCAAACTTGATGCCAAACCAGTTTGGGTGGTAAAAATACTAATGCCTAAAAAATTAGTATTTGATATCTTTAATAGTTACATGGATCGTATTAGAGAAGAACGTAAGGGTGATACTCCGGAACAACAAAAGATGCCTGCTCAAGCACCTGCACAACCAGGAGCAATGCCAGCACAACCAGGAGCAATGCCAGCAGCACCAGCAGCACCAGCAGCACCAGCAGCAGGAGCACCAATGTAATGTTGAATGAAACACTATTAGCAGGTGATCTAAAATTTCTAGTCAGTAGTGTCATTGAGATTGACAGTTATAAAAGTAAAATTGGTGATGATGCTAAAATCGTTGTGGTCAGTTTTAATGTAGAAAATAAAGAACCTGCTGATGACCTAGCCAGATTTTTAGAACTTGGTTATGATTGGGTAGTAGATGCTGATGCTACTGATGGACCTATTGATACCGGAAAATACAAAGTATTTGTTGAAATAGAACGTAATAAACACACACCTGAAAGAATTATAGCCATGCTGGATGCTGTGCGTAAATTAACTAATATAGAAAATTTCAGATTTAGATATTATAAAAGTTTTAAAACTAACCCTGTAAATCCAGAAACGCTTAGAAATATGGTTCCTCTGGATAAAGAATCATACGCTATTAGCATAAAAGAAAATAGGCTGAATAACTTCAGCAATTTTTTTAATCGTAGTTATTTAGAAAATATTGAAATGCTAGATCATGATATAACATTTAAGAAAATGTTTGCAGAAAGTCTACGAATGAAAATAAAAGATTTTGGTCCTACTAAAGAAATATATCAACGTCTAGGTGGTAATATAGATATAGGATCAAATGCTATTAGTGAAAGTTTATTCTTAACCAAATATCTAGGAAATTATAACATAACTAAAGTGGGTGACACCTTTGTTTTTGAAAACGAAGGACAAGCACTAGTATTGGAGAGAGCGAGATGAGTTTTACTTTTGATTTTACCAAAGAGCAACTTAAACAGATGATACCTGGTAATCCATATATAGATTATTGGTTCAATGCTTTACATACTATACTACCAGAATATGAAATTAATACACCACAACGTGTAGCAGCATTTATTGCTCAGTGTGCTCACGAGAGTGGTGGGTTTAAATTCCTTAAAGAAAACTTAAACTATAGAGCAGCCAGCCTACGCAAAGTATTTCCTAAATACTTTCCAGATGATGCTACTGCTGCTGCCTATGCCAATAAGCCAGAAAAAATTGCTAACCGTGTATATGCTAATCGTATGGGCAATGGGGACGAAGCAAGTGGAGATGGTTATAGATATTGTGGCAGAGGGCTTATACAACTTACTGGTAAAAACAACTATACTTTCTTTGCCGGTAGTTTGGATATTCCAATAGAAGAAGCCAGCGAATATTTGGAAACTTTTGAGGGTGCTGTACAAAGTGGTTGTTTCTTTTGGGAAATGAACAAACTTAACACTTGGGCTGATCAGGGTGATATAATGACCTTGACCAAAAAAATTAACGGTGGCACTATAGGATTAGAAGATCGTAGCAAACATTATAAGCACGCCTTACACGTATTTGGAGTATCATAATGCTAGAATGGATCATCACCAGTATTTTACTCAACTTACCCGGATGGTTTTGGTTAGTTAGTTCGGGTGTAGGATTCGCAGCATTTTTCTTTGCCAGTATTTTTAGTCATATTCCTCATCTACGTCCTTATATGGCATTGGTCAAACCAGTAGGTGGTTTGATAATATTGGGCAGTGTGTTTATGTATGGCGGCACTGAAATCAATAATATCTGGGAAGAACGTATTAAAAAGGCTGAAGCAGAGATCGCTGCTAAAGAAAAACTTGCCGACGAAGCCAGCGAAAAGTTAGCCAAGGAAAATGCAGATAAGAGACGCATATTAGAAGAGGCTAATAAAAAACAACAAGAACTTACTAATAAACTTGGTCAGGCTATAGCGGCTGCTAAAAGTCAGCCTGGTAGCACAAAGACTGTAACACAGGTTGTAGTTGAGAATTTAGGTGATGAAGAACGTAAAAAATACGAATCTATGAACGCAGAACAAAAAGCCAAGTATGAACAACAAATAGAAGAACTGGTAAAAAATTCAAAAGATTGTCCAGTTGTTCCAAAATTTATTATTGATCAAATTAATCAAGCATCCACTAATAAACTTAAAGCAGGAGAACAAAAATGAAAAAACTAATATTTGTTCTTCTCTTATCCAGTCTAGCAGGGTGTGGAATGTTTAATAGGTTTATTCCTGTTCAACAAAAATGGCCAGAACAAAAAGATCAAACTCTATTACAGGCCTGTCCTGATTTGAAAAAAATAGAAGGTGATCAAGTAGCCATAACAGAATTATTAAAATCCATAGTGGACAACTATACTCTTTACTATCAATGCAGTCTAAAAAATGACGGGTGGAATGAATGGTATAGAACACAAAAAGACCTTTGGGAGAAAAAGAAATGAACGTTAAACTAATTGCTCTCGTACCCGTATTAGCCCTAGCAGGTTGTGCTGCTACTGGCCCAAGTAACTACCAACTCTATGCTGAAACACAGGCAAAAATAGCACAGGCCAATGCTGTGGCAGAGACAGCAAGATATAACGCTCTTGCTGAAATTGCTAAAAATGGCGACAGTGCTGCTAGAGTAGCCGCTGTATTAAGCATACAAATGGGCGGTGGACAACAAAGACAACCACAACAGGTCGCTGCTCCACAAAACTTTGGCGACACTGCTCTTAAGTGGGCCAGTGTTTTATTACCAACATTTACACAACTTTATACAGTACAAAGAAATAGTGCCGTGGCCATGCGTCAAAGTGATAATCAAGCCGCTATTGCCATTAGCACAAATAAGGCATTTACAGATATGAATGCAGCAGGACATACTGCTAATAGTAATATTGCTGCTAGTGGATTTACAAGTAACACTGCTGGATTCAATGCTATAAGTTCGCAAGGCACAGCAGCGTTTAACGCACTTCAAGGTGTTAGCGTAGCAGGGTTTAACGCATTGAAAGACACTGCTGATTCAGGACTCACAGCAGTTACCAACGTAGGTACAGCAAGTATTACTGGTGTTAATACTGCTACTAGTGGCGCTTTAACTACTATTACCAATATTAATACTTCTAATAATGCTACACTACAGGCATTAGGCTCACAGGCCACTACTAATATCACTACATTAACCAATGCTAATAAAGACGTTGTAAATAATATTGCTGATAAACTAACAGGAACAACTACCACAACTACAACCACAACTACAAATACTACAACCACAAGTAGTGTGAATACTGGCGGTACTCCTTAATGTTTAAAAAGTTGTTAGATTTGTTTTTAAGTCGAGAGCGTAAGATTGAATTTGCTATTGGTGAATTCAATCTTGTTCATAAACAACTGACTAAATCTCAAGAACAGGCTTTAAAACTTATTGAAGAAGAATATCAAAAAGATATTCATCGTGCTGAACAACTGGGTGAAGAAGAACGTAACATAGAACTATTGGCTGCTCAACACAAATATAATGAGTATAAAAATAGAATAGAAATAAAGTAAATACATTATGCCTATTATAAGGAGCGTGTAATGGCAGAGGATAAAAAGTTATTTAAATGGCTAGCCATATTAATAGTTTTACCACTAGGCGTAGCAGTATTTGGTGGGGATAGGTTTAGATATCCTTGTCAAGATCCCGCTAATTGGGAAAAGGAAATTTGTAAAGTGCCATTATGCGATGTAACAAGAACTTGTCCAGAACACGTATTCAAAGGTCAAATAGATCCAAGAACATTAGGAAAGGGAAAAAATGAAATACCTAACACGGGTCCGGGCGCTCCTGTTTGGGGG